CCAAGGGCGGGGACTGGACCAAGGGCGGGGACTGGACCAAGGGCGGGGACTGGACCAAGGGCGGGGACTGGACCAAGGGCGGGGACTGGACCAAGGGCGGGGACTGGACCAATAGCAAAACACAATAGACAAGCTAGATTCGATAGTCTGGCCAATATTGCGGATTACCACCACGACCACGACCACGACCACGACCACGACCACGACCACGACCACGACCACGACCAGACGGGATAGCTTTTCCACGGCATGGGCCTTAAGAGTTGTGCCCAACCCACCAAAAAATCCCGCTAGCATTTCTAAACTTTGTAGTTACCCTTGACAGACAAAGCTATCAGCCATACACTACAAGCGTTAACTCAACTGGAGAACCGAAATGTCTGCACCGATGATGATTACACTGACCCAACATGACATTGAGTCATTAAACGCCATGGCTAAAGGAAATTTGTCACACGTAATCAGAGATTTGGTATCAGAGTACGATCTGAGCCAGGTTAGCGAGTTCGTCAAAACTGATCGCAAAACATGCAGATTTGACGCGAGCACCGAAGCGAAACTGAAGCGTGATGCTGAGATGCTTGGAACTTCAACGTCCGGGTTGGTTCGAGCGATTCTTGAATCGAAACTCAACGCAGCCCATCACTGAGTGCCAATTACAACCAAGGACATAGAACCTTGGTGTGGGTTAACCCGACACGAACCACATTTGTGGTCCGTTTTCATATATGAAAAACTGAACACACCAACGTTCTTGACAATATAAGCGTCCAGCAAGTACTCTGTGTCTACTTTACAAGGACACAGAAGATGGCCTCACCAGACCTGACCTCGGTCACGACCCTGACCAATAACCCGACCAAGCTGGCCAGAGAGCTGAAGCTGACACCGGCAGCTATCTATCGGTGGCGCAAGGTGAATCGCATCCCGGACAGTCACATCATCAAAGTGGCGAACTTCTACAATGTCGAAGTCCTCGATCTTCTGCCACTGACCGGGTCGGATAAGTCAGCGGATCCAAAGGTCATTCTCAAGCCGCGGGACACGATCCCGACCCTGCTCAATGTGCAGAAGGGGATCATCACGCCGGACGATGCGTCGAAGATGCTCAAATTGCCGATCAAGAGCCTGAAGCTAATCCTGACAAATTGGGGTGACCGACTGGAGACCCTCTACGACACGCTGACAAGGCTTGAACTCGGTGTGGTCAGCCTCGATCAGGGGGCCGCTGCCCTTGGCATTGCCAAATACACGCTCCACGGTATCCGCCGAAAGTATGGTTTTGCGCCAGGTGCGCTCAAGCGCACGCGCCCGACCTCGACCTTGCCGAGGCGCAAGCAGGTGACCTATGAGGCGGCACTGCAGGTATTGGCCGGAAACGTGAGCGCAAAAGAGGCCGCAAGTCGGAACAACATCTCCGATCGCACAGTTTTCCGCAAGATTGAAGAGATTTCCACCCTGAAATTGAACGAATTGTCAGCGTTTCCGGGTACTTTTCGGCGTGCTTACGTCGATGAAATCGACAAAAAACTGCCAAATTACGTGCAAAAATGGATGAAAATCGCTGAAGAAAATCGACTTTTCATCAGAAAAATCACGAAATACCCGGAAACTCCGCAGTCCTGGCGCGATGCCCGGCTTGTCCGGATGCTGGTCGGGGTCCTGCTCGGCGAGGCGTCATTGAGCGAGATTGCGGCTTCTCGCGGTGCCGATCCGGCGATCCTGACCGGCCTGTTCAATTCCCATCTGCGTGCCTATGACCTAACATGGTCGGAGGTCAGCGCCATGGGCTTCAATCATCAGGTGGCCTTGGCAGAACTGCTGTTGTGGACGACGGATAGGAAGCGGAAAGTATGATTGACCAAGCGAAACTGGCCCAAGAGACGCCGCTCTTCGAGCACCAGGCGCCGTCGCTGTCTAATTTGTCAGAGAAGGAGCTGCGCAAGTTGCGTAGTGATATTGATGTGTTGCTGCCGAGGGGCGGACTGGACGGGTTGAATCTTGAGCAGGAGTTGGTGGATCAGTATCACGCTGTGAAGGGTCTACAAGCCGAGGTGTTGACTGACCCGGACTGCCCAGCAAATCAACGGGCCCAGTGCGCAGGACAGGTAGCGGCAACCCTGCAGAAACTGATAGACCTTCAGGTCGATATGCAACGCGACGAACGCCTGAAGAAGATAGAACGAGCCTTGCTGGACGCAATAGCAACTTTGCCTGAATCGGTTAAAGATGAGTTCTTTGCTGAGTATGAAAAACTGGCCGAGGCCCAAGGGGCCACTGTATGAGTGACATCTGGAACAACCATATACAGCGCTTGAAGTCAGGGTCTTCACAGGCGAAGACTCTCTCTGAGGCCCCGGATTGGATCGAGCGCAACACCACAATGAACGGCAAGCCGTTTAGCTTCTCAGGGCACCGCTACCAGTTGGATATTCTGAAGGATGAATCCCCAAACCTGGTGGTTATCAAACCATCCCAGGTTGGCTGTTCTGAAATGGTTGCCCGCATGATTGTGTCGCGGGCTGCGATCCTGCGCCCGTACAATGTCATTTACGCCATGCCCTCCGCGAAAGCGGCCCAGGACTTTTGCAAGTATAGAGTGTCGAGTATTGTCGATGAGTCTGACTACCTGCAGTCTCTAGTGGATAAGAATATCGACAGTGTGACTATGAAGAAGATCGGCTACAGTCTGATCCACTTTAAAGGCGCATTTAAAGATGCTCAAAGCATATCCACCCCGGCCGATTGTGTTGTGGCGGACGAGTACGCCTTCTGTGATACGACAATCGTGAAGCAGTTCAACTCTCGATTAACACACTCCAAGCACAAACACCTGATCCTGTTCAGCACTCCGACGCTGCCCGGTGTGTCGATCGACGCTGAGTTTGCTGAGACCCGCAGGCATAAGCGACTGTGCAAGTGCAATCACTGCAACGAGTGGTTCTGGCCTCAATTTCTTGAGCATTGTCGCATACCGGACCACGATGTTGATTGGTTGTCAGTTAGCAGAAACCAACTCATGAGCATGCCTTGGCAGAGCACGGATCTGTTCTGTCCAAAATGCGGAGGTAGACCTGACCTGTCTCATGAGAACCGGCAGTGGGTGTGCGAGAACTCCGAGGCCAAGTACATTGGGGCAGGGTATGCTGTATCGCCGTTTGATGTCCCTTCATTGATTAAACCGGCGTACCTAGCTGAAAAGTCTGTTGCCTATGGGCGCAAGATCGACTGGTTGAACGTTAACCTCGGGCTCGCTGCAGAAGACAAGGAAAGTACAATCCTTCGTTCAGAGATTGAGGCGATCATGGTCGACGGCGCTGACGGGTTCGGGGGCATCGTCATGGGCCTCGACCTCGGTATGATATGCCACGCGACGATCGGCATGGCGATGCCTGATGGCATGATGGCGATCGTGCACACGGAGCAGATACCTGTCAGCAACCTGATGACCCGCTATTTCGAGTTGAAGGCCCAGTGGCGGGTTCGTATTACCGTGGCTGACTTCTATCCGTACAGTGAAACCATCCTGCGGATGCAGGCCAGGGACATGAACCTGTTCGCGGCCATCTATGTCACCACGAAATCAACGGAACCCTTCAATGTGAAGCACGTTGATGAGGACAAAGAGAATGGGAAACCTGCAACCAACCGTGTCAACATCAACCGTGACGTTGCCTTCGACATGATGATGTACGCGGTGCGTAGCAAGTCACTCCTGAAGCGCCGGGATGCCAATGACGAGCTTTGGACGAAGCACATGCTGTCGATGAAACGCCTGAAGGTCTTTGGCCCAAATGACGAGATGATGTATCAGTGGCAGAAGACGGACGGTGAGGATCACTTCGCGCACTCCGCGGTTTATGCCCAGGTAGCAGGTAAGCTGCTCGGCATGTCAGTCGGGGCGGGTGGTGGCAGATTGCCGCTGTTGTCGAGTTTTAAGGTGACACAGAAGTAATGTGTATGTAGTGTTGTTGCGCATTGACATAACGCTATTTTAGTGTAGACTTACCGTACCTGAGAATAACAAGGACACGGATAATGCCTGCAAAGATTAGTGACGAGGTCGTAATTGCTCGGGTTAACGCACGCGGTGTGGAGGTTGTTGAGTACGGTGGAAATACCAATGCCGTGAGTTTGTTGCGCTGTCAAGTCTGCCGGCATGAGTGGAGCACCAGCCCAGCTAAGATAACTGGCGGCGGAGGGTGTCCCAAGTGCGCGAACAAGCGGAGATCTGAGAGCAAGTGCTTCTCGCTTGAGCAAGCCCTTGCCGTGCTGGAGGGCAAGCCGATAGAACTGCTTGAGTACGGCGGCAAGGTTGCCAGTAAATCAAGGTTAAAGTGCACGACCTGTGAATACGAGTGGCGCACTAGCCTTAACAGTATCCAGAACGGAACCGGATGCCCGAAATGCGCAAACAGGCTAAAGCTGAACCATAAGGACATTGAGGAACGCCTGCGTGGTCGCAATATCGTTCTGCTCGCCTATGGGTCAAACACCCAGGATAAGGCGGCGTTCATGTGTACTGCCGAAGGTTGTGGCCACACATGGAGTGCCGCACCCGCGTCTGTGCTGGCTGGTAGAGGGTGCGCGGCATGTTCAAACGTGTTGCGAGTTACCTACGAGGAAGCCTTTCGTCGCGTGAGCGGTAGAAATATAGAGCTTCTTGAGTTTTCAGGCTCTGCAGGCACAAAGAGCAAGTTCAGGTGTTCTGCTCCATGTTGTGGTTACGAATGGGCGGCAACCCTACATAACGTCACGAGGACAGCTAAAGGAGGGTGTCCGAAATGCTCTGGGAAACTGCCGCTCACAACAGAAGAAGTAATCGGGCGCCTGGCTGGTCGGCCAATTGAGTTATTGGAGTATGCAGGGGCCGTAGCCAAGAAAAGTCTGTTCAGGTGTAAGAACGATGGTTGCGGGCATGAGTGGAGTGCCGCCTTCAACAACATACAGGCTGGACAAGGCTGCCCGAAATGCGCAAAGTACGGCTACAAGATACACCTCCCGACCACCGTCTATGTGTACAAGATCACAAAGCCCGGGGAGCAGTATGTCGGTTTCGGCATCACGAATAAGTTGCGCATTCGAGCCAGTAGGCACAAAAGCCAACTCACCAAGGCAGGGTTCGACAGCAATTTGATTTACAGCTATGAGACTGACGGCCCAACTGCGTTGCGGATTGAAGGAGACCTCAAGCACAACCTAGAAATCACGGACATTGGCGTGCCTGGATTCCAGCGCGAAGCTGCGGCCTACTCTGAAGCCAGTATTGCGATAGTCAACGCGATCCTTCGTGCAAATCTGACACTGGACAAAACACCAATCACTGTCTAGTTAACAAAGACAACTAAGTGCATAGTGCGCAGTATAGTCACAGGCGGTCAAGTACGACTTCCATGGTGAACAGTGTTTTGATACATTCCGTGCAACCAATTGGGGTTCACGTCGAATGTTCGAACGCTTCAGATCACTGTTTGACCGCAAGGTAGAAGCTGCCAGTCAGCTCGCTCCCGTGGCTCCCATCAAGGCGAAGCCCGGTATGCGCTCGTGGCCGGCGTTCTTCCAGACGACGAAGCCTGCTGATGCGGTGATCACTCGGCCGGAGCGCCGCCTGGTCAACACTGACGTCACGACGTATCGCAACGGCAGCGGGACGCACAAGGTTCTTCAGGATCTTGTGGCCAGCTCGCCGGAGTTGAGCAACGCTGTTTACACGGCGATCCGTATCGGTGTGCCTGAGAAGTACGTTGCCGTGGCTCGTGACATGGACGGCGTCCTCAACGTTGAGGCTACCAAGCTCCTGCAGACCCTGCTCACACGGTTCGACGTCATTGGTGACCCCTTGGAAGGCTACACCGGTCACGGCTCGATCAAATCGTGCAGCGAGTCTCTAGCACGCGATGCGGTGATGTACGGTCAGATGGCAGCCGAGTTGGTCCTGGACAAGGCTCGCATGCCGTATCGGATTCAGCCGATTTCGAGCACGGTTGTACAGTTCCGCCCGGATGGCAACGGTGTCAAGCCTATCCAGAAGGTTGGCAGCGACGAGCTTGACCTAGACGTGCCGACTGTTGCGATCGTCCAGCTTGACGCCGACATGCTCAGCCCGTACCCAACGTCACCGCTTGAACCCGCTCTGAAGGCTGTCATCTTCAGCGAAACATTCATGGCTGACCTGACCCGCGTCATGCGTCGCGCCATTCATCCTCGCCTGAAGGTGACGATCGACGAGGAGATGTTCCGCAAGAACCTCTCCCCGGAAGCACAGATGGACGAGGAGAAGGCTCGCGCCGAAATGGCCAGCCTGATCTCTCAGATTGAGCAACAGGTCAACACGCTGCAACCGGAAGACGCACTTGTTTATTTCGACTCGCTCGGTTTCGAAGTGGAAGCGCCGACCGGTAGCGCCAGCGATTACGAGACGCTGCGCGATATCGCCAACGCCAAGCTGGCGTCGGGCAGCAAAACCCTACCGTCGGTTCTCGGCCTTGAATCCGGTTCGTCGAGCTCGAACATCGCTTCGACGCAGGTGGCCCTATATATCCGATCGGTCGACAGTTCTGTTCGCCAAAAGCTGAACGAGATTTACTCACGGCTGTTGACAGTGGCCGTCCGCCTGATGGGTGTCGATGGCTATGTGAGCTTTGAATATGAGCAGATCGAGATTCGGCCGGCAAGCGAACTGATGGCCTTCAAGCAGACGCGCCAGATGATGATCCTTGAGCAACTGGATCTCGGTTTCCTGACAGATGAGGAGGCCAGTTTGCAGTTGACTGGCAAGTTGCCACCGGCCGGCTTCAAGCCGCTTTCTGGCACACGATTCAAGGCACCGGGCGCCGGCGCAGCGCCGGCAGGCTCCGACCCTGCAGCCAACCCGTCGAACGATGGCAGCACGCTCAATCAGAAGATCAAGTCTGACCAGCCGGCGCAAGGGCGTGGTCAGAATAAGAAGGCGGAAAACGTCATTCCTCTGAACATGGGTGAAGCATGAGACAGATCTTCAAAGTCGTGCGCGAGCCGGTAACCCGGGTTGTTGCTGGTGAGAACTTCACGCTGGGTCGGGTGTATCTGGACAACGTGTTTTTCTGCCATTCCTGCGAAGACGAGGATCGCTTCCTTGAGCGCAGCTTTGAAGATATCGCCGAAAGGAAAGTGTATGGGCGCACAGCTATTCCTCGTGGCAGATACAAAGTCGTCACATCCATGTCGCACCGTTTCGGAAAAGTGCTCCCAGAGGTACTCGACACCCCCGGTTTTTCCGGAATTCGTATCCATGGTGGCAACCGGGCAGAAGACAGTCTTGGTTGCATTTTGGTGGGGCGTGTGCGTACTTCATCTGGCATCGCTCAATGTGCGGAGACTGTTCAGCGAATCATCCGACAGATAGACGACGCGGCTGAGTTGGGCATCGAGACATGGCTGGAGATCGAATGAACGTCATCGACTACGTTTCCAAATACATCCCGACTCGCACCGTTGTGCTCGGCACTGCGATTTGGATGACGTGGGCTGTGTCAGACTGGGCCATGTGGTTTGCCACTGGCAACTCCCGTAACGGGATGGAGATAGCCGCAATCATCGCCGCCGTCACAGCACCGATATGCGCCTTCGGCGGGTACATTTTCAAAGCGTTCGTGGAGTCGAAGCAATGATTTGGGTGATGGCTAACTGGCGCCTGGTCTTGATCGGCGGCTTGCTCACCACCACGCTGGTCGGCGGCGCCATGTGGCGGCATTCGGCCAACGCTTTCGCGGAGTATCGCGCTGAAGTCGTCGCGCTCGGCAAGGTGCAGGAAGCGGCGGCCAAGCAGACCGAGGCCGACCAGAAACAAATCACTGAGGACATCCAGCATGGCTACGAAGCTGCTATTGATTATCTGCGCAAGCATCCTGTGCGGGTGCGGGCACAACCTGGTGCCGGTGCAATGCCCGGACTTTCCAACCCCTCCACCCGAGCTGATGAAGCCAGCGACTACCCAATACCTGCTGCCCTCGAACTTGCAGCGGGGTGTGCCGAAACCACCAACCAATTGAATTTCTTGCAAGGATGGGTTGAGCAACAGAGTAGGGCAGGCAAATGAACCAAGAAATCATCGTGACCGATCAATACACAGGGCCGAATCGTCGCGTCTATTCGAAGACCCTTGAGCAACTTGAAATTGACATCAAGCAAATGCTCAAGGACCACGAGGATCGTGAGAGGGACTGGATCAACAAGCTGATCGGTGATCTCAAGACCGAGGCCTTTCCGAGCGGTGACCTGACCGGGCACTGTGAGTATCACGAATCAAAGATCCGTGCTGCTCAGGCTGAGGAAGAGTTCTGGCACACAGCGAAGTCTGAAGCCATCAAGCACGGTGTGAGTGGTCTGTTTGTCGTCGTGAAGCTCATGGCCACCCTAGCCCTCCTTGGGATGGCCTGGAAGCTCGGTTTTGGCCCGGCCATGGCCAAGCTGCTTGGGGTTTCAACATGAGTCAAATGCTTGATCTTGGTATGACCGTTGAAGAGATGTGGTCGTACTGCGCAGAACACATGGCCAACGGTCGTCGCGGCAGTCGCCTGGCACTCGATCGCCGCGGGCTGCATTTTCTCACTGAGAAGACTGACGTTCATTTCTGTGTTCCGCCGGACGGAAAGACACATGACGACGGGCGCGTGTTTGTGAGGGCGGTCTTCTGATGATCAGCTCGATCACATCCGTATTTGCCGCAATTGGGTTCGTGTGGGTCCTTCTCTTCGTAGTTGGATGGATTCTCAATGGCGTGCAGATGTTGGTCGCTAAGGATCAGTGGCTGGCCACTTGCCTGATCCCTGGCGCCTATGCTGACGAGACGATCAGCGCCTGGGCGCACAGAACCCACCGCAAGCGCACGGAAGCATTCATCAACTGGCTTTTCAACGATGACTTGCATTGCGCCAAGGCCTACCTATCTGAAATTAAACACACACAAAACCCCGAGGAATACATGTCATGAAATACCTGATTCGTGACGAAAGTCAGCACATCAATGTCGCCGAGTACGAGGCAGACGCGCCGAAGCTTCCGTATGAAATCGATCCCGCTTACGTTGGCCCGTCGTTCGTCACCTATGACGAGAACGGCAATGCCGTCGATGTTGCGGCGGTTAATCCGACAAGTTGGCGCATCTACGTTGGCGCCTTCTTTGACCGCTTCGGCGGCGAAAAGCTGGCCATCCTGTCCTCCGGCGACCTCGTTGTGCAGGCCATCATCAAGGATGCCTCGGTTCGCCATTTCATCGACCTGCGCGCTCGGCGCGCAGAACTCGAACAAGCCCTAAACCTTCTTGTTAGCAAGGGCTTCGCCATCAATCCGTCAGCCATTCTCGATACCGAGCCGACCGCTGACGAAATCTGGAGCAAGTAACCATGGCTGCAACTCACACACTAGCCGGCGTCGGCGTCACGTTCGCCAACGGAAAGCACATGCTTTCGCTGTTCAACGGCGCTGGCTCTGGCCGCGTCCTGCGCGTCTATCGCGCATGGATGCTAAACAACCAGACCGCCGCCGTTACGGGCGTTCTGACCACAATGGCTCTCCGCAAGACGAGCGCACAGTCCGGCGGCACGGCGATTTCTCCGGTCAAGCACGATTCCGCATCAGCCTCGCTTGTCGCTCAAGTTCTCGCGGCGGCTGGCGCGACCGTGACCAACACGGCCGACGTACAGTTCCGGACATGGATGTGGTCGAACGACGAACCAGCTGCCTCCACCGCAACCAACGACGAAATGGAATGCTTGATCCCGCTGAACTGCATTTTTGACGCGACCGGCGATAGCAATATCGAGCCGATCACCTTGCGGCCGGGCGAAGGCGTGACGATGCAGCACTCCGGCACGTCGGCTGTTGGCGTAGCAGACCTGTTTATCGAATTCACCGACGCGGCGACCTAATCGTGGCGAAATACCAGTATCGAATTTACGGCGTGCTGCCGGGCGTTAGTAGCCCGGCGAACGCTGTTCTCGCGCTGGTGAATCGCCAAGGCTCAGGGAAGCGGATAACGCTTCGCCAGATGGTCGTTCGCCCTGTGCGGCAGGTGGATTCGACTGGCGGCGTCACCATGGCTGTTGCGCAACTGGTGTATTGCTCGGTTGGAGAAGGCAAGGCGCTATCGACCGTGGCAATGGATTCCGATGCAACATGGCCGAGCGGTGTCAGCGTCGAAACTGGCGGGCCGATTTCGGGTATTGATCGAATCGTCGGTTCGCACCATGTCGGCGAGCAGTATGTCGCTACCGGGCTTTCCGGCATGGTTAGAAACAAAACTGGCGGCGGCAAGTTTAGAACGATGAATCCGTCGGCCCGTCGCGGTGCCGGGGTTTCATCGGTTGAGCGGCTTGTTATCCGCCCAGGCGAGTCCATCGCAATGACGCTCACATGGTTTAATAGGCCGCTGTTCGCTCGCCTCTCGCTGACGATAAAAGTGCGCGGAACCCCGGACAGGACGTTTATGGTCAGCGGAGATGTGTTTGCAAACATGCTTGAGCAGGCCGTCTTTTCAATATCCAACAACTCGGCAAGCGATGTCGTCGAATTGATGGAATTCGGCATTGAGGAATACGGCGAGGGTTCGACATCGACGCCGTTTTTTCAGCTTGTGCCGATTAGCGCTGCCAATCCGGCTGTCGCCGGGAACGCGACGAATGCGCTTGCTATCGCAAAGATGGATTCTGCAAGCCCTGATCCGTCCTCTTGGTTATCAGCCATCACCGATTCCCCTGTTACCGCGCTCGGCGTCCCTGACGAGTACATAGCGCAAGGCTCTTTGATGTCTCCAAAGGGATTCAACTACCTCGGCACTAAGGATTATGTTGGGCCGGTACTGCGCACTCTGTTTCCTGAGATTGACGGGTTTAAACGGACAGCGAATGCACACCATACAGGCAGTCCGAGCGACCGGTTCGTGAGTGTTGCGCCGCAAAAATCGCTCGACTTGCTTGTTCAAAAGGCTGGAATAACGCTCCGCGAAGGTGACGGAATAGCGCTTGTTCCAGCCGTAGAAACCGCTGTCAATGCCGTAAATCCGCTCTCCTGCGGCTCGCAACGGCCGTTTGAATACAGCCTGACGTTCGACGTTGAGAACGCAAGCCAGCCGTATTTGACCATCAACGATATGGTCGCTGGCACCGACATCGTTGTTCTTGAGGCCGGCACCTCGAATATCGTCCAGCAGATCGACAGCTACAGCGGGTCGGTCTGGACGGGGGCGGAGGACCAAGACGCGCTGCCTTACGCCGACGTGGTTCTCTACAAGCCGGGATACATCGCAAGACCATTCCGCAATGTGCAACTCGGCTCCGTTGGCGCCTCAATCATTGCATCGCAACAAGCCGACCGTAACTACGCCTAGACAGGAGAAGCACCATGGCGAAAATCACCTCGAAATCACTACTCAACGTCGGCACTGAAATCGTCATCGACGAAACCGCCAAGACTATTCGGCTTGTCGCTGCCGGCAATCTTGTTGCCAAGGACGGCGTGACGCTGCAGGCGGTCTATTCAAAGCTAGTTGATCTGTGGGCTACATCGTCGTATCAGGACTCCCCGTTCCCGATGTACGCCATCGATGCCCTGTCCGGTCAGTTCCAAATCGGCACGGATGGTGCAACCTATTCCGGCTGGACGTGGTACGACGACACGACCCGGAACATGCTGCGCGATGGCGGCTGGTCTGAGTATTCGAGCGGCGGCGCTCTGCAAGCGCAGTACGCCGGCTTCGTCGGCCTTGGCTCGATCAATTCTGGCGCGCAGCCGTACTACCATCTGGCAACGACAGACGCGCCGACCAACTTCCCGTTCACCGACCAGTTCAATGCCGGCGTCAAGGTTTTCGGTGACGCTTCTCATGGCAACTTCGACAAGCGATCCTACGCCAAGGCGTTTTGCCGTGAGTACAGCAAAAAGTACAAGTCGTCGGTGCTGGCCGATACCGGCAAAACAGGCACTGGCGCCTACCTCGTCAATTTCCTGATTGCCAACGAAGATGACCTGAAGATTCAGGCCAATGATGCGGCCATGTCTGGCGCTCCGTATTCTGGCATCACGGTAAGCTACTACACAGCCAACCAGAGTCGCACCATCGGCGGCACCGGCTACAACTTCAAGATCATCATCGATGGCAACAATGCCACGCTGGAACAGATTTACACCAAGATTCAGTATCTGCTGCGTCAGAACAGCAATATCAACGCCGCTGGCACGGCCGGATCGGTGACTGGTAAGACGGCCGCTGATCTGCTGACCTTTGTTGGCGACCTGATGGTAACGGGCCAGTCAGTTTATATCGACAACATCCTGCCGGCCGACAGCAACCGGATCGAGTTCTACGACGACAGCAACACCAAGCGCACGAACCCCTACACCGCCGCTGGCACGATTTCGTTCAACGCCTCACTGATTGGCGCCGGTTCGTCGTATCGACTGATGTTCTCTGCGCCGCCTGGTGCTGGCAATGACTATGGCGAAGCTGGGGCAATCACGGTCAATGACGCCAGCGGAACGCCGATTACCGGGACAATCAGCACATCGCCCATCAGCTTCACCTACGACTACGATGGCAACACGCAGGGCGGATTCTCGGCGGGCACAGACCGCCCTGTGACGCTGATCGGCATTCGGCCAGGCTCCGGAAAGTTCGTCGTCGCCATCGGCACGCTGACCCGTTCAAAGACGATTGCGTTGTCGCTAGTGGCTGAACAAGATCGGGTCTATGCCTGATGCCGATTACCTTTGATGCCGCGGCAAAGCGCATCATCCTTGACAGCGCGAGCGTGTCGGCGACCGAGATGTATTCTCGGTCATGCGACTGGCTGGCCACATCGGACAATGCCAAATATGGCGCTGTCTTCCGCCAGGTAGGCGGCGACGACCTTGGTGGCGGATTGTCCATTCCGCCGTATTTCTTCCTGCAGAACGGGTGGCGCGTTCGCCCAATGGAGTCGAGCCACAACCTGACAATCACCGGCAATCTGTTTGTCGATGGCGGCGGCGTGCCGGTTGTTTCAACGCTCGGTACGTTTCAGGTCAATGTCAATTACACGGTTCCGGTGCAGGCGCAGGGTGTTTCGACGAGCGGATCGACAGGGCCGACTGCCGAGAGCATCGCTGCGGCCACTGTTGCTGCGTTCCGCGCCGCAACACCACTAATTCCAGTCGATGCCAGGGAAATGAACGGGGCCCCTATCATTGGAACCGGAAGTCCCACAAACAAATGGCGCGGCAATGTTTGACGATAACGCATTTGACATTGAGGCGTTCGAGGGCCAGTCCTGGTTGTTCCAAATACTGGGAGCGACCGCGAAGTTTGTCGTGCGTCTCGTGTCCCGCCTTGTCACTGGGTTTTCTGTAAATTCTGAGGTGGAATGATGGATCGACTTGAAATCAACTCGGTGTTAGCGACGAGCGCTGTTGAGTTTTGTCAGATCGTGACTGAAGCGCGTGAAGTGTCGAGTTTAACTTCAAGCTTGATGGGCACCAGCGCTCTCTACCGAGCAATCAACCTTCAATCGATAATTGAATCTGGAGAACCGGCATGACAACCATATTTGTAGGGGACGTTGGGACAGAAATCGTCCTGAATTGTGGCGTGGATATCTCCGCATCCACAGTCCGAAAAATAATTGCGCGCAAGCCTAACGGGCAGCGTGTTGAGTGGGTTGCGGACCCGTTTGGTGTAGACGCGATCACTTACACAACCCTGGTTGGTGACATCAGCCATGCCGGAACGATGACCCTTCAGGCATATGTCGAGATGCCGGGGTGGAAGGGTTACGGTAACAAGGCAATCGTTATGGTAGCGCAACCGATTTAAAATACCGGAGCAACACATGAGTTCTGATGGTCAAGGCGTTTTGGATTTGATTTTTGAACACGGCAGCATTAACAAGGCGGCTGCTGCAACTGGAATTCCGCGAAGCACTCTTCAGGGGCGTGTGAGGAAGGCGAAGGAGGATATCGCTGTTGACGGCATGGTAATCCAACCGCCGAGCTCCGGCCAGATCCCTATTTCAGAGCTGGTCAATCGACGCATTCAGGATTACGCGCACAAGAAGGCGCATGAGGATTCGCGCAGTCTTTTGCCTGTACAGATGAGGGATAGCCTGCCGATAGGCATCCTGCATCTCGGTGACCCCCATGTCGATGATGATGGCACGGATTTGGCACTGCTCCAGTCACACATGAATCTGATCAATGCAACGCCAGGGCTTTACGCGGCCAACGTTGGGGACACAACCAACAACTGGGTCGGTAGGCTGGCACGCCTGTACGCACAGCAAAGCACGTCAGCCTCTGATGCATGGCGGTTGGCTGAGTGGTTCATTGGCGGTGTCAAGAAGTGGTTGTATGTCGTGGCCGGTAATCACGATTGTTGGTCCGGAGCCGGAGACCCGCTGAAATGGATTTGCGACCAGAACAACGCGCTCTATATGGACACAGAAGTGCGCGTGAACCTGAAGTTTCCAAACGGTCGAAACTGCGTGATCAATTGCCGTCACGACTTCAAGGGCTCGTCGCAATGGAACCCGGCACACGGCCCGATGAAAGCGGTGTTCATGGGTGTTCGTGACGACATCGTTATCGCCGGGCATCATCACGAATCGGCATACGGCGTCATCAAGGACCCGAACAACGGCCAGGTGTGTCACGCAATCAAGGTTGCCAGCTACAAGGTGTTCGATCGATACGCTCGTGAGAAGGGCTTCAAGGACCAACACCTCTCACCGTGCTGCGTGACGGTGATCAACCCGGGCCTTCCACGCAGCCATCCTGACGCCATCAAAGTGTTTTGGGATCCTTTTGCCGGTGCAGAGTATTTGGCTTTCCTGCGTGCCAAGCATCTCGAGCTTGATCCTCCTACCGTATAAATAAATCTTATGGTAGATTCAGTCAAACTAATGGAGTAGCCTCATGGCGATTCAAGAACTCATTTGGGCAGGAACGGAGCAAAGTCTTCAGGCGGCAATCGATGCCGATGAAGGCAAGACTGCTCGCCTTGCCGCAGGTAGTTTCCCTAACGACAACGACGAAGAAGAGCCGCGCTTGCTTGAAGTTGCGGACGGCATTGCTACGATCGCAATCAAGGGGTCGCTCAATAACGATTCCGGTTTCTGGAACGAATTTTGGGGCATGACGGGCTATCCGGAGATTCGCGACGCGCTTATCGGCGCCTTCCAGGACGCGTCTGTTGAGCACATTGTGCTTGATATCGATTCCGGTGGCGGTGCTGTGAGTGGGGTCGAGGACACGGCCAAGCTCATCCGCACGATCAACGGGGTCAAGCCAGTTACCGCCTACTGTGATGGCACGATGTGCAGCGCGGCCTATTGGCTCGGCTCAGCTGCTGGCGAAGTTTACACGGGCAAGACTGCTGTGGTTGGCTCGATCGGAGTGCTCAGCACGCACATGGAGCGTTCCGAGCAACTTAAGATGAATGGGATTGGCGCCACTGTGGTGCGCAGCGGAAAGTGGAAGGCCCTTGCCAACGGTGTTGAGAAGTTGAGTGCTGACGGCAAGCAGCAAATTCAACAGGTTGTCGACGCCGCGGCGAATGTGTTTGATGAGGCTGTTGCCGAAATGCGCGGCAAGTCTGTTGCATACGTCAAAGAGAACATGGCCCAAGGTCGCGAGTTCATCGGGCAGGCTGCGGTGGATGTTGGCTTGACCGACGGCATCACCTCATTCGACAGGTTGATCTCCGGCATTCGGAACGGCCTTCCATCAGCCAATGGAATGTTGCAAAATCGCGGCAAATCTGGTACCGGCATCGCCGGAAACAGCACAACCACTCTGAACGAGGACACTCTCATGGGTAAGAAAGCTCTGACCGAGCAGGACATCGCAGCGTTGGCGGCCGGGGCAGCCTTGTCTGCTGAGGTCGATAACAAAAGCGAAGAAGCTCAGGAACAAAATGATGCGGCGGCTGTTGTCGATGCTGGGGCTGAAGCCGGTGCGGAAGTCGAGGCGCAAGCCGACGCCGCGAATGGTGAACTGACGGCCGAGGTCGCAAAAGTTGACAATTTGCAGGCCACTGTGCAGTTGCTGAATTCGCAGATCGTTGCCAAGGATGCGGCCATTCTGGAGGCCGGCATCAAGGTTTCCAAGTTGGAGGAAGCCCTGGCTGAAGCCAAGGCCACCCACGATCCGCTACTGGTTATTGCAGCCAAGTCGGTGGGCAACATGATGATCGCTCTCGGCGGCTCGGCGGTTGCTGCCGAAGGCATGAGTGCGCAAGCACTGGTCGCTGAACATGAACGCCTCAGCGAACAGTTCAAGAAGAAGTATCCGGTCGGTGGTGTTGCTGCAGTTCAGGGCGAGGCCTCTAACCAACAGACGCAGATCGACCCGCGTCACAAAGCCCGCGTGAATGCGGTTCGTTTTTCAAAGTAAGGAGGCCAAACCATGGCTAAGTTTCAAATGAAGGAACTGATCGGTACCGAACCGGTCACCGCTCGCCTTGGCTCGGCCTCTGGCTCTGCCAACTACCTGACCGATGTTGAAATCGGCAAGCCGGTCAAGTTGATCGGAGACTCGCTGTACAACCTGACCGCCGTTGGTGATCAGATCGAAGGTTTCATTACCGCTGTTGAAGGTTACACGGCTGATGACTTCTCGATCGGCTCGGTCAACTCTCAGGGCCGCAAACGTGTCACCCTGGACGGCCTTCAAGCCACCCCAGGTACCGGCACCTGTGCTGTCGGCGATTACGTTGTCACCGGTACTGTTGTTGCCAAGGGCACTGCTCTGACTGTTCCGCCCAAGGTTTGTAAAGCCACCACCCAAACCGGCATGTATTTCGCCTGGCGTATCGTGTCCCTTGAGGGCAGCGGTGCTGTTGGTCAGTACGCCGTGATCGAACGCGTTAGCTAAGGAGAAACAACATGGCAGCATTTATCGACGCCTCTGGCGCAACTCAACAAATCGAAGCCAACCTGGACATGGTCCGGGCCGCTAAGGAAAACGGCATGTCGTTCCGCGACTATGTCAATTCCACCTACACGACCGATGCCGACAGGTTCGGCGACGCCTTCTCCCAGATGTGCGCCTCCGAAGGCATCGTTCTGCAACCGAACAAGCAGTACGGCATGAAGGCTTCCAGCCTTGACGCTGTATTGAATGGTCGTCCGTTGCTGGAAGCTGGCGCCATCGTCCGCAACCCGAGCAACCAAGGTCGCGTCCTGCTGATGCCTGCTATCGGCGCCCTGGTCGAAGACAGGCTGGTTGCCGACCTGAACATGAACGCGGACGAATTTGACCGCATCATCGCTCAGGACGACACCATCGCCGATGAATGGCTCCTGTGGCCGGAAATTAACTTCGCTGGTCCGGAAGCCGCCCGTTCGCAAGTGACCTCGCAACTGGCCAAGCCGGCAACCATGATGTCCGTTACCACGAGCGAAAAGTCTGTCCGTGTGCCAACTTCGTCTTTGGGCATCGAATGGTCAGAACAGGCCACCAAGTATGTCAATCTGGACCTGCTGTCTCTCGCCATCGCCCGTCAGGTTGCTGTTGAGCGTAATGACCGCGCCAACCAGAACCTGCTCACCCTGCTGAACGGCGATGCTGACATGGGTCAAGCCTCTTTGTCCAGCCTGGGTAAGGTCACCACGGCTCTGTCTCTGGACTCTGCTGCCACCTCCGGTATTACTCAGAAAGCGTGGATGCTGTGGCTGTACCAGAACAGCAAGAAGCGCAAGATCAACTACCTTGTCACCGACATCGCAGGCGCAATGGCTATCGAAGGTCGTACGGGCAAGCCGGTCATCACCGGTGACAACCCGAACAGCCCGCGTATCGACGCCAGCGTCCGCGTGTCCAACCCGACCTGGATGGCTGATCTGCCGGTGTTCATCGTCGACCCGTCTGTGGGCTGGCCTGCCAAGACCATCCTCGGTCTGGATACCCGTTACGCAGTTCACCGCGTGAACTCGGTGGGGGCCTCGTACCAGGGCCAAGAAGATTTTGTGCTCCGTCGTGGTTCCGCAATGCGTTTCGACTACGGCACCATCTGTCGCAGACTTTTCAATGACGCGTTTGAGTGCCTGACCTACGCCTAATCGGCAACTGTCTAAGTAACAAACCCCGCTTCGGCGGGGTTTGTTTTTCCTAGACATCAGGTGCGGGCCTGCGTGGTCTGGGAACTCCACGCCTGCGCTTGTTGGATTCGACAACAGCAGCTCTACATTTTTCGCTGCATATTCTGCCAATGTTTCGCGTGTGCCCTGAGTTGGCCTCAGATATTTTCCTCTTTGTTTCGACCGTATGGCGCTTGCCGAAGAATGGATTATCTGAACCTGTTCTGAGTTTTGCACTTTCTGAAAGCATGGCACGAGTTGTCTCGGAGTGCTTTCTCCCTGCAAATGGAGGATTGGCTTTCATTGCAGCGCTCTTGGCTGCACGCTCCTCGTCTGTCCATTTAACGCCAAGAGGGGAGGTTGCGTCGGTGCGCCTGTTGAATGACATGCCCGATTGACACCAAATATCCAACCACACCTGTTCGGCAATCAACTTTTCAGCAGCGGAACACACATGAAGGACGCCCATTGAAAATGAGTCCTCGCCGTATCGATCCCAAGCCCTCTGAAGATGGGCGTTTCCGTGTTTTCCTGATCTCAGATAGTGTCTGTGATTGGCAAGTCGTCGGGACATATTTGATGAAGAACCGATGTACGCCTTTCCATTTCCCCAGCAGTAGATCATATAAACGCCCGCGCTCATCACTTCACCTCACCAGCAGAAGTGACAAACTGCTTCAAAACGCGCCGCATCACCTGAGCGACAGAAAGGTCGTTCTCCTCTGCGTGTTTTTGCAGAGCCTCAAGCAGATCAACTGGAAGGCGGAAGGTGAATGCTTTTTCTTCTTGTTTCATTTTGATTCTCCTTTATGTCAAAGTAACGCTATAGTAGACACGGCAGCGAATCGTGTCAAGTGTCACCTTCCATCAACACACATGACGCCATAGAATCAGGTATCCGTAGGAGAAAATCATGGCCGAACAAAAAGCACCGAAAACCTCAAAGCCTGAGCTTGTCAAAGTCGTTTCCAAATTCGACCTGTTCGTCGATTTGGTCATGAACAAGAACATCACCAAGACGCCGAGCATTGTTGAAATGCACCCGTGGCTGCAGGACAACATCGATCGCGGTCTGGTTCTGGTCGTTGAAGAATGATCGCCGAATACACCACACCGGACGAAGTTCGGGCCGTGCTTGGGGTCGACGTCACTGACATCGAGGACAGTACGTTGGGGCTCACCGTGTACGAGAACTATCTGACCATGGAGCTCGAAGAAGTCAGTCTCACTCTACCAGCAACATTCACCAGTACGGCGGCAATCGCCAGTCCGACTGATGCCGAACTCCGGTTCCTGAACAGCGCCAAGTTGTTCGCAACATTTGCATTGGCCAAGCAGCTGTCGGGTAGTCTGCCGTTGTTTGCACTGAAGCAGGAAACCGACGGCAAGGCTCAGGCGACACGCTTCGACAACCCGTACAAAGACGTGATCTCTTCTGTCAAGAAAGAATATGACCGGGCCAAGACCAAGTTGATGCAGGCATTCACAGCACTTGGATCTTCGTCAGCCTCGGTGACTGCGCGAGTTTATTTTACCAAGGTCGGCCTCGGAACCGATCCGATCACCAACGTATGAAGCTGAAGCGCGTGGCTCGCAAGTTCGACAACGTTCAGGCGCAGGACGCTTACGGCACCACCACGTTCATGGTGCAGTACGAACCGATGAGCTTCAGTAAGATTGACGGCACTTCGGTTACGAAGCGGATGGTTTCTGCGGCGCCAGAGATCGTCATGCCTGCCCGCGGCGCGATCACTATCGACGGTGAACAATACGTCGTGGGTCACGGAGCACCTGACTATTGGATGGGCGAGGTCATCCGCGTGTCCTACGTCATTCAGGGTGCAACTGGCCTTGCCAATCTCCATTCGATCGCCAGCGCCATTGCCCAGACCGCACCTGTCGCTGCGTATGCCGCCCTAGTCTTTAGCAAGTACATGCCAGAGGCCAATGATAATTCTCGTTACCCGCCGCAGTATCAAGTGTTCCTCGCCGGCAGCGAGTCGGCACCTGCCGACAGCTTGATCCAGTTGGACGGCAAGTGGTTCCTTGTGAAGCAGTCGTACATCAGCACAAGCGGTCTGCGCATTGCGCTGGCCAACGAACTTGACGAGCCTGCGTTCGAGACGGTGACCTACGGTGACCGCACCTATGATCCGGTGACCGACACGTATAGCGCTTCAAATTCCAGCGTACGCGTGCTTCGCGTCAAGTGGTCAGAGCACTTCCACTACCTGACCAAAGCCGACGAAACCTACCAGCGCGGTGACATTCAGGTGATGGCGCTGAAAACGGCGATGCCGAGCGTAGCCCCGTCTGATTTGTTGACATTGTCTGATGGTGTGTGGCGTGTGTTGTCTGTGCAGGACGAGGGTACCACTGTCAGCCTACACATGAGGCGAGCGTGAGTAAGTTCACTGACCAGATAGCCGGCTTCATTGCGCAGACCAAGCGGGCGGCGCAGGAGGCTGCTGTTGGCCTTGCTGAGACAGCACTGAACGAGATCCTGTATCAGAGCCCGCAGTATTCCGGGCAGTTTGTCGCCAATTGGCAGCTGACACCGTACACACCATCGTTTGTTGCCCGTGATGACCCGCTGAATTTCTATCAGAAAGAGGCAAATGCCTCGCTGCGTGGCGACGAGGTTGAACCTTACGAGAAGGGTGACGAGGAGGCGATCGACTTTGCCAAGATGCATGCGGTTGCCGGCGCGGCCCGAGCCCGCAAGGCACCGCTAGGCACGCCGATCTTTCTGTCGAACTCGTCCAGCCACGAAGAAGCCTACGCCTGGAAGATCGAGAACGGGCAGATCGACTTCCGCCCGGTCAACCCGAACGCCGATCGCGTGGTGCAGCGGGGCGCTTACTTCGTGCGCAATCGTTACAAGATCATTGACGCCATGAAATTGACCACCTTGAGGACGTCGCAACTATGAGCACCTACGTTTCTGCCCGTGACGCGCTCGTCGCCCATATCAACACCGGCTGGACGACCACCTACCCGTCCAACCGTATCTTCTATGACAACACTCTGAAGATAGATATGAACAGTGTCGGAGACTGTTTCCTGCGTGTTGAGATCGATTTCATGGACGCCTTCCAGTACGACATCGATGCGTCGCCGAGTCATGAGGTGACTGGGGAAGTGGTGTTGACCTTGTTCACGAAAGAGGGCACGGGTACGCGCACGAAGCTGTCAATGTTCGATTACCTGACGAGTCTGTTCAAACTCGTAAAGGTCAGCGGTGTGCAGTGCGCTGTGCCGCGGCCAGGCAAGCGGGTTCCGCGAGACGGATGGGTCTCAGAAGAGTTGAAGGTCGAGTTTAGTTTCAACTCCACCTATTGATATCGCTGATACTTCCATAAGTACATTTTATTTCGTACCATCCAAGCACTTAGTCAGGAGGCCTCCCCAGGCTAAGTGACTTCTGCGCATTCGCGCAGACAAATTCACAGTGCACTGTAAGGAGTTTCACCATGGCTATTACCCTTTCTACTGGTGTGTCGATGCAGGTTGCGAAAACCTACGCCGCCTCGATCGCCGTTAGCACCCTGACCAACGCATCCACCGCAGTCGCCACGACCGCGTCTGCCCACAGCATTGCTGTTGGTGAGTTTTTCGAAATCACCTCCGGTTGGGGTTTGCTCGACAAGCGCGTCATTCGTGCTGGTGCCGGCACCACTGGCTCCACGCTTTACCTTGAAGGCATCAACACTACCGACACCAGTAAGTATCCGGCCGGCACCGGCATTGGTTCGATTCGCAAGATCGGCGCATGGACCGCCCTGTCTCAAGTCAAGGGCCTGTCCGCTTCCGGTGGTGACATGCAATTCGCCAACGTCACTGCCATCGACGACGTGGTTGCCAAGCAGGTTCCAACCATTCGCAATGCCGTTTCGATGAACATCGACGTTTACGATGACCCGACGCTGACGTGGTACGCCGACGTGTCCGCTGCTTCTGACGCTCGCAGTCCGTACGGCCTGCTCATGGCCTTCCCGAATGGCTCCAAGCTGGTCGCGAACGCTTATTGGTCGCTGCAGCGCGTGCCGTCCGTCACCATCAACGAAGCAATGACTTCCCAGATCAGCCTGTCCTATGCGGCTGAACCGGTTCGTTACGCATCGTGATAGCTGACAAAACCGCGGGCTGTGTTTAGTCCGCGGTTTTCAGTGTTCCCACCGGCCACGGGTTGCAACCCGGACTTTCGCGCCTTGAGGTCAGGCCGGTGGAACTTCAACTCAGGGCGCTTTATCAAGGCGAAAACAAATGTTCAAACTGCAACCCAATCCGACGTTCAAAGCTGAAGTTGCCATCCCCACTGTTGATGGGGAAGGCAAAATCACGTTCGAGTTCAAGCACAAGGGCCGTAAGGCACTGAAGTCGTACATCGACTCCTTGGGCGAGGGCGAGAACGCACGCGAGGACGCGGACGCACTTGGTGAGTTGATTGCTGGCTGGTCTGGTGTCGATGAGAAATACTCTCCCGAAGCACTCGCCACCCTGCTCGACGCCTACCCTGGCGCATCCCGCGCTATTTTTGAAGCGTACAACCGGGCTCTCCTGGAAGGACGCTCAAAAAACTGATCGACCTCGCGGCCCGGATGTACGCACCCGGGCCCTCCGAGGCTGAACTGGCAGCAATCGGCATCACCCGTGAGGATGTCGAGGACACGTCGATCACCGATATTTGGCCTGAAAACTACGACGCCTTCATGTTGTTCTCGAAATTGAGCACGCAATGGGTGTGCGGGCCGGCAGGGGCGATAGGGTTGTCCTACCCTTCAGTGATCGATGTTAGTAAACTTCACGGTATCAAAAAACGTGACAGGCTAGAGCTTCTCAACTGCATTCAGGTGATGGAGCAAGAGGCCTTGAAACAGATGCGAGAGTCGTCGTAATGACCAACAAGGAGCGTGGCCAATGAGTGGAGTGAATGCAGCGGCCACGCTGACCCTTGAGGTCAACACAGGTTCAGCAGATGAGAAGCTGAACGCACTTGAGCAGCGCCTCAACAAGCTCGATGGTACGCACGAAGTAAAGATCAGCCTGAGCAACGTCGGCCGCGATGTCGATTCGTCTATCGGCAAGATCAAGACGCTTGAAACTGAAGTGGCAGTGCTCAACGCCAAATTGGCTGGCAGTGCAAGCACGCTGTCGGCTTCTTACGGCCAGAGTTTCACCGGATTCAGCTACAAGCTAAAGCAGGGTCTCGGTGATGCGGCCGAAAGCGTAAAGAAGCAGCTCGAGGGCATCGCCTCGGCAACCCGCGGTCTGGCAAATCAACAAGTTTCGTGGTCATTCAAGATTGATCGCAATTTTGCTGGGCAGGTCACTGCCGAAGCTCGGAAAGCGTTCGAGGCGTCTGTTCAATACGACAAGGCGTGGGTTGAGGCTCACGCGTTGAACCTTGCCAAGATTTCAGAGATGAATGCTGCAGCGGCCAAGGTCGCTCGACAGACTGTCAATTCCAGAGCCTGGACCCCTGAAGAGCTCGCTTCCGATTCCATTGCTAAGAACCTTGCTAAGCAACGGGCAGAGACCAAGCTTCTGCTTGAGGCGCATTACGCTGGAGTTTCAAAGGACGCGAGCACGATCGCTGCGGTGGCCGCGGCATCTCGAAAGGCTTCGGCTGCGAGCGCAGTCAATTCCAGAGCCTGGACCCCTGAAGAGCTCGCTTCCGATTCCATTGCTAAGAACCTTGCTAAGCAACGGGCAGAGACCAAGCTTCTGCTTGAGGCTCATTACGCGGCCATCAATTCTGACGCTGCGAAACTGGCCGAAAGCAACCGTCGTAAGGGCGATGCGTCTCAAAAAATTTACGGTAATTTTCTACATGCCGGGCCGAGTGGTCAGCAGAGCATCGTCGACAAGGTTTCGGCAGCGAGCCTGTTGGATGCCGACACCGCGACCGCACGTTATGGTCGAGGCATAGTCGGTCTCATCCCTCAACTGGAACAGTTGAGGTTGGCGAACACCAATGTTGCTTCTTCTCATAAAACGGCAGCTAGTGCCGCTGTGGCTCATGAAGAAAAGATCCGCGGCCTCCCCAAGCACATGTGGGAAGCGCACAGCGCCGCCCGTGGTCTTGCTGGCGGCCTCAATGCCCTGTGGCTGACGTACGGTGCCACCGTCCCGTTGATGGCCGGCGCCGCGCTATCTGGCGGCTTCGTGGCGGCGGCCAAGGCCGGTTCAGAATTCGCCTATCAACTAACCTTCGTGAAGGCGCTCGGTGGTGAAACCGCTGAGTCTATCGCCGGCATTGGGAAGGCTGCGTTGTCTCTGTCGAAGACCAGTATGTACGGCCCGGTCGAATTGGCGAACGGCCTGCGCATCCTGTCTCAGGCTGGCCTGAGTGCGACTGACTCGCTACTCGCTCTTCCGCAGGCCATGAGCCTTGCGACGGTCGGCGAAATGAACATGGAGCAAGCGGCCATCACGCTCACCGGTGTGATGAACGCCTTCAATCTCGGCGTTGGTGACATGGCTCACATTGGCGACGTGTTCGCCAAGGCTGCGGCACTTTCGCAGACTTCTGTTCAGGGCATGACCGAGGCCATGAAGACGGCGTCGGTTGTTGGTGAGCAGTACGGTGCGTCCATGGAAGACACTGCGACTGCACTTACGCTGCTGGCCAAGGTAAACATCAGCGGCACGGCTGCCGGCACGGCGTTGCGCAACATGTTGAAGGAGTTGTATGCACCGACCGCTGGTGCGGCGAAGGTGATCAAGCAACTTGGCATTGAGACTAAGGATGCGCAGGGGAACATGAAGTCTTTCCCTGAAATCATCTATCAGTTGAAGGGCATCCTTGCCGGGTATGACAAGGCGTCGCAGGTCAATATCCTGCAGGCCTTGTTCGGTGAACGCGGGGCCAAAGAAGCAATCGCGATGTTGGGTAAAACCCGCGAAGAGTGGGACAAACTCAATCAATCCATCAGCGAATCTGACGGGTTCATGCGTCGAGTTGGTGCCCAACTCGAATCGACTGCTTCGGCAATGTTCAAGCAGGCGTTCAACACCATGCAGGCAAACCTTATCGGGGCTTTCGAGAAATCCGAGGGTGCGGCCAAGGATCTGGCGGTGGCCCTGCGCAATCTCGCCGATTCGGCGCAGTTCAAGGAGGCCATCAACGGCATCGTTGAGAGCGTGTCCAAGTTGGCTACCGTGCTCGTTGAAGCTACACCGACCCTCATTCGTTTTGGCGAAGCTTGGCTGGTCTGGAAAGGTATCGGATTGCTTGTTGGCGGCATAAACATGGCTACGGGTGCGATCCGCGGCCTCGGCGTAACGATGGCTATTGTCTCTGCCGAAGCAGCACTTGCCGGAGGCGGACTCGCAGGCCTGAGAGCCGGCCTGCTTGCGGCTGGTAGCGCTGCTGGCGTGGCGGCTGGGGCCACCGGTGTCGGAATGCTCAGCCGAGTGCTGAGCGTGATGACCAGCCCGATCACCGCCGTTGTTGTTGGCCTTGGCGGTCTCGCATACGCCATCAACGAATACGTCCTGAAAATGCCGGCAGCTGTTGATGCTGCCAACACGTTTGTCGATTCTCTGGATCGTGAAAGCAGGAAGCTTCGCGAAGAAATCGAACTTCTCGAGAAGAAAAACCGCTTGCAATTGTCCGGTAAGGCAGTGGATACCAGCGCTGCCGAGAGGGAACTCACGGACATCGTCAAGAATCGCGACAACGCGATCGACCGCAAGAACGATGAAACGCTCAGCTATCGCGAACGTTTCATGGCTGAGCGTGAGTATTCAGCCTTTGTTGAGGCTGAAGCAAAGGCTCGCGGAAAACTGCGAGACCTTGAAAACAATCAGATTCGCTACGACGCAGCCAACCTGACTTCTGTTATTCAGACAGGGCGCGAGCGCCTCAAGGATATCCAGGCCGACGCCGATGCGGCCAAGAAAAAGGTCGACACGTCCGCTGTCGAAACGCTTCTCAATGCTTACGAAGGTAAAAAGCTGAGTGGTTCTGACATTCGCGCTGTCCAGAAGGAGCTCGATCGCCGGTTGAACGCAACAGGCCAGAGCCTGCTCGGGTCCGGTGACGGCAAGTGGGAGCCGCAGGGGAGGGGTGATCGTTCCACGCAAAAAGATGAGCGTGCGAAGTTCAATGACAATCTGTCGTCGAACCTGAATCGCGAAAAGTTGCGCACAGACGCCGCTCTTCTTGAGATTGAACAAAAGCTTGCGGAACAATCGATCTCTTCTGTAGAAGCAGCCCATGCGAAGCAGGAAGCCAACCGCAACCTGCTTCAAACTCAAAAAGAAGTTCTCGAAGCTGCGCTTGCCGAGGCCGTGCAGAGAGAGGACTCTACTCTCGTTCTGAAAACGTGGAACGATTTGCAAGAGAAGGAAGCGGAGATCGCTAAGCAGGCTGCGGCTGCAAAACTCGAATTGACCAAAATGCGAGTTGCGGAAAAGAATGCGATTGAAGACATTTCCCGCTCCAGTGCACGCTATAGCGAAGATCTGCAAAACGAGATTGAGTATCTTGGGAAAACCACCCTTGAAGTTCAGCAGTTGCGGATCGAAAAGCAGCGGCTGCGTGCCGTTCAGGATATTCAGCAAAACCTTGATCGCGGCTCGATCTCTCCCGATATTGCAAACGCTCAAAAAGACGAGGCCAATGCAAAGGCCAAGCTTGATGACGCAGAAGCCGCCCGCCAACTTTCCTTTGTTGGCGGCTGGCAGAAGGCGTACGACGAGAACCTGAAGAACATCACCGACATGTCCAAGGCTGCTGGTGACATCTTCAACAAGATGTCCGACAGCATGGCCGACTCCCTGACTGAGTTCGTGATGACCGGCAAAATGTCGTTCGGCGATCTCGTCAGCAGCATGATCAAGGACATGGTCGGGATGCAGATGAAGGCATTGAGCACCAACATGCTCGGTCTTCTTGGTAATGCCTTCGGCTTCGGATCGTCGTCCCCGAAAGGTCCTGACTCGCTCGGCCCGTCCGTCAACAAAACTTTTGCCATGGGCGGTGTGATGCAGTCTCCAGGCCTGCACGCTTACGCCAACCAGATCCACGACACGCCGAAGTTCTTCGCGTTTGCACACGGTGCTGGCGTATTCGGCGAAGCGGGTCCCGAAGCGATCATGCCGCTGAAGCGCGGACCAGACGGCAAGTTGGGCGTTCAGGCAGCCTCTTCCAGCGGCTTCTCGTTGGTCATCAACAACAACGGGACCCCGCACACCGTCACCGGACAGCGTGAGGAAATCGACAGCCGTGGTCGTCGCTCGATGATCCTTGACTTGGCTGACGCGATGGGCGGTGAGGCACAGCGTTCCGGCAGCCGATTCAACCGCTCCCTGAGCGCCCCGCGCATGATCTCGAGGTAACGCCATGGCCGCCTACACCTGGCCGACCAGCCTGCCCCAAACGCCATTGCTCGGCGGCTTTGCCGAATCGCTGAACATCAGCACCCTTCGTACGCCGATGGATAACGGCCCGGCCAAGACGCGCCGGCGCAGCGCGCTACCGACGCCGATCCAATGCTCATTCGCTATGACCTCTGCCCAGGTGGTGACTTTGGAAGACTTTGTCAAAAACACGCTGTTCGGAGTGCGCCGCTTCAACTTCACGCACCCGCGCCTAAACACCTCTGTCGAAGCGCGGATCGTGCCGGGCAGCGATGGTAAGTATTACGACCTGACACCGCTGGGCGGCGACATGTGGCACGTCTCGCTGGCCATGGAGATTCTGCCGTGAGAAATATTTCGGCTCGAGCGCTTGAGGCCTTCTTATCGCGGGATTGCAACGAGAACGTTATCACGCTGCTTAAACTCTACGGTGCCAATATCGATACCCCGATTTATCTGGCCGATGGCTACACCAAGCAACTGACCTCGTTGAGCACCGATGACGATGTCGCCCATGGTGTCACCTCGGAAGGCATTGACCATCTCTTCGTGCCGTTCGCCGTCACGCTGCCCACTGATGAAACCAGCGGTGGCCTGCGCTGCCAACTGACGATTTACAACGCGACGCGCTTCATCACGCCGCTGGTCCGCAGTCTGAACGGCCCACCGACCATCCGCATCCAGCTCGTGTTGCAGGGTGCCTCGTCGGCTTCGAATGGCGAAGACGTCAGCGCACCGGAATTGAGCATCGATGGCCTCGAACTCAACGGCATCGGCTATGACGCCGATTCGGTCACCGGCATTCTCTCTGTCGAGTCCTACGCCTCTGAGCCGTTCCCCTGTCACACGATGACGCCCAGCACCTTCCCGGGGCTCTTCTGATGCGCGCCTTCGATCCCAACCGCTACATCAGCATCCCCTACGTCGACGGCGGGCGCACGGAAGCGGGCGCCGATTGCTGGGGGCTCGTGCGCCTGATCTATCAAAACGAGTTTGACATCGAGTTGCCAGGTCATGACGGTATCGATCGCGGCAGTCGTGCGGATGCCGAGCTTGCCGAATACATGGCCGCGCACCGGGAAAACTGGGAGCGTGTCCGCGTGCCGGAAGTCGGCGACATTGTCCTGATGCGCCTGGCCGGCGAGCCGATTCACGTCGGGGTCGTCATCGCGCCGGGCTACTTCATCCACGCCCGTGCTGACGCCGATGTCGTTGCCGAAAAATACGCATCCACCCGCTGGTCGCATCGCATTGAAGGCTTTTACCGCTACACGCCGAAGGCCGACGGCGTCACCGTCTCCGGCTGTCCGCATCCGCTGAAAATGCAGCGCATTGACGGCACGGCCGTCGCCGGTTCGACGCTGGCCGAAGCTATCGACGCCCACTGCGCCGGCGTGCCGGACGGCTTCTCGCGCCATGGCGTTGCCTTCGTCAACGGCATTCGCGTCGATCAAGTCGACTGGCCATCCTGCCGCCTGAACGATGGCGACCGCGTCGAATTCCGCATGTTCCCGGGCAAGTCGCAGGACGAGAGCCTGATCACCTCCGCGCTGATCATGGTCGTCGCCTGGTGGGCCGGTGGTGCCGTTGCCGGCGCCTGGCAGGGTGGCGCCGCAGCGGGCGCCGCGCCGACCGGCTGGGGGCTTGGCACCGGCATTTCGTCCGGCGTCGCCGGGGCGGTTGCTCAAGGTGCCGTCTCCCTGCTCGGTAATGCACTGGTCAATGCGCTGGCACCGGCCAACAGCCCGAGCGGTTCGCCCGCGCCGAAACCGCAATACATGCTTGCCGGCGGCGCCAATACAGCGACGCCTTACGGCGCGATCCCCATCGTGCTCGGCACGCACGACTTTACCCCGCCGCTCGGCGCCAATACGTTCATGTCTTCGGACGGTTCTGACCGTTTCCTGCACATGCTGCTGGTCTGGGGCTATGGCCCGCTCGACATCAGCAACCTGCGCATCGGCCAGACGCCGCTGACCGACTATGCCGACGTGACGGTCTATAGCATCCAGGGGGATGCCAACGAGTTCGTTGATGGCCATCTCGACTGGGATCGTCAGGAAGTCCGCGACCTGCTCAACGTTTACGGCTCGGACATCACGCAGGAGCGCCCGGAAGCCGAGATCACCGAGACATTCCTGACGCGCACCACCGCTTCAACAAACCTCAACCGCCTCAGTTTCCTGCTGACCTTCCCGCAGGGTCTGACCAACATCGACCATTACAACGACAACATGGGCGACCTGCGCCCTCAGTCTGTGACGGTCGTTTTCGAATACCGCCGGCTCGGCTACTTCAATTCGTCCGGCATCTGGGTGCCGGTTGATGAGCCGTGGAAAGACAATTTCGCTAACGTGCCTGGCATGCCTGAGACCCTGATCGGCTACCGAGATCCGGAAACAGGCTATTACCCGGCCGGCGCCGGCATCGTCGTGTTGCGCGATCGCAACAAGCTCGTGTACAAGCCAACCCAGTATCAAGCCATTGGCTCATCAACCATTCCGCTGCCGAACCTGCCGGCCGACAACGAAGTGCTGGTCTATACCATCGCCAACGGCGCCATGTCCAGCCAGCACAACACCGAGCTTTACACCGGCTTTGAAATCACGGTGACGACCGTCACCGAAAACATCGTCGAAGACGCCCCGCTTGGCGGCACCTATACCAGGACACTGGTTTCGCGCTGGTTCGCCATCGCCCCGGCTAGCGTCGTCGATTTCAACGTCTACAAGGACGCGACCCGCGATCCGTTCGACAAGATCATCGACATCAATCTCAACGCCGAGCCTGGACAGTACGAAGTCCGCCTGAAGCGGACCAATGCAGAGACGACGACCGATGGTGCTGCCGACAAGGTGGTGCTACTGGCCGTCACCGAGTATTCCGACAACGTTCGCCCGGTCAATCCACCGAAGCCGCTGGCGATGACGGCCCTGAAGATCCGCGCCACCGACCAATTGAATGGCAGCCTGGAAGGCCTGACCGGCACCGTCTCGTCGAAGCAGCTGATCTGGGATGGCGCCGAATGGCGCTCGCCCGGTGCGGCCGACCGGCGCAACAACCCGGCATCGCTGATTCTTTACGTCCTGACGCATCCCGCCAACGCCAAGCCGGTGCCGTATTCCCAGATTGACCTGCCATCGCTGCAGCACTTTTCAGAGTTCTGCGACGCGCACGGCTTTCTGTACGAGAACGTGATCACCGGCCAGCGTCCGGTACGCGATGTAATCAACGAAATCGCCGCCGCCGGCCGCGCCTCTGTCTCGATGCCGGACGGCAAATGGTCAATCGTCATCGATGAACCGAAGACCCAGATCGCACAGCACTTCACGCCGAGCAATTCCTGGGGCTTCAAGGGCGTCCGCCTGCTACCCAAGCTGCCGCACGCGCTGCGCTGCCGGTTTATCAATCGCCGGAAGGACTACCAGCCGGACGAAATGATCATTTACGCCGACGGCTACAACGAGTCGAATGCCACGCTGTTCGAGTCGATCGACCTTTCTGGTGTGACGCAGCCGGTCGAAGATGACGGCAGCCCTGGGCCGGTGTGGAAGAACGGCCGTCATCACATGAAGCAGATCATCCTGCGACCGGAGGAATACGAGCTGTATTCCGACATTGAATCGGTCATCTGCACGCGTGGTGACAGAATCAAGGCGAATAACGGCATTCCCATGTGGGGTCTCGGTTCCGGCCGCATCAAGTCAGTGGTCGGCGACGTCACTGGCGTCGTGGTCGATGAACCGATGCAGATGGAAAGCGGCAAGGACTACACCCTGCGCTGGCGCACCGCCGGCAATGTCACCAACACGGCAATCATCACCGGCGCCACCGGCCTGTTCGATACGCTCAGCTTCACGACCGCAATCAGCACCAACAAGCCAGCCGCTGGCGACCAGTTCATGTTCGGCGAGTTGAACATGGAGTCCGTCGATTGCCTGGTCAAGTCCGTCGAACCGCTTCCCGGTCTGCAGGCTCGCCTGCTGCTCTGCGACTACGCGCCTGCCGTCTTCGATGCCGAGACGCTGCCGTTCGGCGGCTGGGAAAGCCAGATCACTTTGCCGCCTCCGTTGGTGCGACTGGCAATCAATCAAGTGCCGATCATCACCAGCCTGATCGCCGATGAAGGGGCGCTGACTGTCGTCGGTAGCGGGTTCCAGGCCAATATTCTGGTCAAGTGGAACACGAGCAGCGGCCTCAACGCCTCGACGGTCGAACCATTGGCGCAGACGATCAGCCGTGTTGAAGCGCAGTATCGTCTGACCGACTCGATCAACGCAGTGTGGAAGACGGTGCCGCTGGTCGAGGCCAAGGCCGGATCAGTCAGCATCGGGCCGCTGGTTGAACGGCAGACCTTCGACATTCGGATTCGCTTCATCGGAGAGGATGGGCGAACAGGTGATTGGCTGACGCAAACCGCGATCTACGTCACCGGCAAGACCAACCCGCCGCCGAATGTGTCCGGCCTGACTTACGCACTGGAAACCGGCGCCCTCATCCTGAAGTGGGGCGCTGTTTCAGCGGTTGATCTGGCCAATTACGTCGTCAAGCGTGGCGCCACATGGGCGACGGCGACCGAGATCGCCACCCCGGCAGCCAATGAATTGCGAATGGCCGTGACCAGTGCTGGCGGCGCCCCGTACTGGGTGGTGGCTAGAGACACCAGCGGCAACCTGAGCATGACTCCAACTAGCCTGACGGTGCCGATTGCAGCACCGGGTTCGGTGTCGCCTACTGTAGCCATTTCCGGCGCGGACTGTGTGCTGCGCTGGTCAGCGCCGACCGCAATGTTCCTGATCGACTACTACGAAATTCGCTACGGCGATTCGTGGGCAGCGGGCACTGTCGTGGGTCGTCCTTATTCGACGGTCTATCAGGCGCCGGTTGCCTGGGCCGGTGAGCGCAAGTTCTGGGTGGCGGCGGTTGACATTGCCGGCAATGTCGGGGTCGCTTCCATGACGTCTTTGACGATAACAGCTCCGGTACAACCGGTTCTGACGGCAGAAGTCGTGGATAACAACGTCCTGCTGTACTGGACGGACGCCAAGGCATCGCTGCCGATTTCCGAGTATGAAATCAAGCGCGGCGCCGAGGTCGTGGGCACGAAACAAGGCCTGTTCACGAGCCTGTTCGAGACAGTGGCCGGCACCTACACCTACTCGGTGACCGGGATTGATTCGGCGGGCAACTACGGCACACCGAAAACGCTGGCAGTCACCGTCTCGCAGCCGCCGGATTATGTGTTGCGTGGCGACTACGATTCGACGTTTGCCGTGGCTGGCAATGTGACGGCGGTATCGTTCTCAAACGCCAAGCTGGACACCGGTGTCGGCGGTGTAGTTATGCCGATCAACACGACAGAGACGGTGGCGCAGCATTTCACGAATCATTCGTGGAGCACGCCGCAGGACCAGATCACCGCGGGTTATCCGATCTTCATTCAGCCCGCAAATTCTCCGGGCTATTACGAAGAGACGATCGACGTTGGCACGACGCTGGGCGCCTGCAAGGTGACTGTCTCGCCAAACTATACGGTGATCGCCGGGACGCCAACCGTATCGGTGACGATCAGCCTTAGCGAATTCGGTTCGTCGTGGGTCGATCACCCAGACACGACACAGGTTTTCAGTACCAATTATCGCTACGTCAAGGTGCGCATCGCTGTTTCTGGTGATGACCATGCGCTGATCAACCTGACCGGCATCAATACCCGGCTCGATGCCAAGCTGAAGACGATCAGCGGGTCGAAAGCCTGCCTGTCCTCCGATAGCGGCGGCACGACCATCTATATCACCGACACCCGCGATGTCGGCGGCACGCCTGAATTCATCGATGTCGAGGCCATTCAGGTGACGGCGGCCGGTACGTCCCCAATCACGGCGATCTATGACTTTACGGATTCGCCTAACCCGACCAGTTTCAAGATTCTTCTTTTCAACAGCGCCGGTACCCGCGTCAGCGGCACCGCATCCTGGACCGTCCGAGGTTACTAAAATGGCTGATCACAATAAACCGACTGTTGCCAGTGTTTACGGCAACATGATTGCCGAGATCGATGGGCGACTCGACGATCTTGCGCGTGGCTACGACCCGGCGACCAGCACGCCAACCAATGTGCAGACCAACGCATTGCGCTGGAATAGTGCGTCGAACAAGTGGCAGAAGTTCAACGGGTCAACGTGGTCCGACATGTCGTCGCTGTACGCGATCAACATCAGCGGTAATGCGGCGACGGCCACGACAGCCGGCAGCGCCACGACAGCCGGCAACATCACCGGCACGGCGGCGGTAGCGAATGGCGGCACCGGGATGACTACCTATGCGCGCGGCGATATTGTCTTCGCCTCGGCCACCAACGTGCTCGGCAAACTGGCCGATGTGGCGACCGGAAACGTGCTGCTTTCCGGTGGTGTCGGCGCGGCTCCGGCTTACGGCAAGGTGACGCTGACCGGCCATGTGTCCGGCGTCCTGCCGGTGGCAAATGGTGGCACGGGTGTCGCTACGCTGACCGGGCTGGTCAAGGGGAACGGCGCATCAGCAATGACGGCGGCGACCGCTGCGGAGATTGTTGCGGCGATTGGCTCGACGCCTGTGGCCAACGCCACGACAGCGGCATCGTGTTCGGGCAATGCGTCGACGGTAACCGGGATCACAAACGGATCGGTTGCTGACAGTACAGATCTAAACACAGTAACGAGCTCCGGGTTCTATCGTTGCGGGACAAGCCTAGTAAACGGCCCCGGCCCATCTTATGGGCAGTTGCTGGTTACTCATGGCGCTGGCAATACCATCACGCAGTTGTACGGAGATTACGCAACAGGTCACCTCTATACCCGGTCGGGTGACCCGTCAAATGTCGGTGGTTCCGGGGCGTGGAGCGCGTGGCGTTCGTTGATCGACTCCGGAAATCTTGGCACCGGGCTGGCGTTTTCTGGTGGGCTGCTTAATTGCACGGTCAGCGGGGGAACGCGCAATGTTCAAACCTTCACGTCAAGCGGAACATGGACAAAGCCTGGCGGCGCTCCAGCAGATGCGATAGCCATCATTGAGGTTTGGGGTGGCGGCGGTAGTGGCGGAAAAGGGGCAAACAATGCGGCTGGAGGTGGCGGTGGCGGCGGCTTGTATCGGTCCAAGATTGTGCCATTGTCGGCTCTGGCAGCGACGGTCGCTACCACTGTTGGCGCTGGCGGCTCCGCACAGACAACGGCCAGTACGCACGGTAACGCTGGCGGCGCGAGTTCTTTCGGTTCGCTTGTCGTTGCGCAGGGCGGCGGTGGTGGCGGACTTGCCGCCGTTTCATCAACAAACGACGCGCCAGTTTCGCCGGGCGGCGGTGGCGGTGGTGGTGGTGGTTGCGGGCAAACTACCGCCGGTAAGGGGGCTGGTGCTCACGTTGCCGCGCTTGGCGGCAACGGCGGGGCTGGTGCTGCCAGCGCGACAAACGCCATCGCGGGCCTGTTTGGCGACAACGCTGGTGGCGGTGGTGGTGGTGCTCAGACCTCACGGCCTGGGGCAAATGGCGGCGATAGCATCAGCGGTGGCGGTGGTGGTGGCGGCGGCGGCGTGAGTGCCGCTAATGCGCCTGGCAACGGCGGGGTTAGCAGCTTTGGCGGCAACGGTGGCGCTGGTGCTTATGACGCAAACGCAGCGACAGCAGGAACGGCTCCTGGCGGCGGCGGTGGTGGTTCTGAAACTGGCACCAGCGGCGCGGGCGCCAACGGCAAGGTCGTCGTGACGGTAATCTGGTAAGGAGATCGATATGCGAGCAGCACAGATTGAAAACGGCGTGGTCGTGAATGTGGTCGTGGTTGATACGCTGGATGCGCTACCAGGCTTAGTTGAATTGCAGGACGGCTTCGGTATCGGTGACGGTTACGCTGACGGCTCATTTTCGAAGCCGACAGCGGTCGTTGCTGTACCGCCAGCCATCACAGCGCTTCAAGGCCTGCTGGCCATTGATGCGGCCGGGATGTCCTCGGCTTACGAGGCGTGGGCGAACTCTCCGTCCAGAACGTTTGTCGAGCGGGCCTTCATCGCCAAAGCAATGACGTGGCGCCGGGATGATCCGATCTTGCTCGGGGCCTCAACGGCGCTCGGGCTGACCGAGACGCAGCTTGACGAGTTGTTCGTGCTTGCGAGCACGCTATGATCAGGTACATCGTCCGTCTGCCGGCAATGTTTGTCATCACTGCAGCAGCGTATCTTCTGGCGCCGTTCGCCGTATGGCTATTCTCGACAGACGACAAGCGCCACCTGACGCACCTGCGCTGGCTGGAAACAATCGACAACGACCTGACCGGTGACCCAGGTTGGAAGAGATTGCGCTTGTGGGGAGGTGACCCGCTCTCGTTCGTGAACAGAACGAGGTGGCTCTGGCGCAACGGTGGTAACTATGTCAGTTACTACGTGCTCGGCTGTGTCGGTGACAGTGCGTGGTGTTGGTCGCAAAACATGGACGCTGTCTATTGGAAGAGACCGGACGGTTATTGGTTATATCGCCGCTTCGTTTCGATCGGCAACAAGCACCTTGAATTGTTCGTTGGCTGGAACCTCTTCTCCATCAAACAAGGCAGGTGCAAGGTTGTCTGCCAAATACGATTGCGGAGCAGTGTGTGACTTGCGGAGCGCATGTTAGTGTCTACTTCGCTGCTTCTTCTGCCGAAACCCAGTCAATTTTATGACATCGGTATCTTCGAGGAACATTTTTATTATTCTCCTAGTCCTCACCATCGGAAACCGCATTCGCTTGCGCTACAACGATCTCCGATGGTTTTCTGAGGTCACCCTACGTGGTGGGGTAACGATCGTCGCTCTAAGAGCGATTGTGAAAGCCTGTTGTTGAGAACGGCTCTTATTTATGCACCTATACTGCGACGGTCGCTTTGATATTCGGATAGCATTCGTAGTTCGCTAACGTGAAGTCGTCGAACTTGAACCCGTCAATCTCGGTAACGTACGGGTTGAGATACATCGTCGGCAAATCGAACGGGGTGCGGGTCAGCTGCAATCTCGCTTGATCGAAATGGTTCGAGTACAGGTGCGTATCGCCACCAGTCCAGATAAATTCACCAGGCTCAAGATCGCAGACCTGTGCCAGCATCATGGTTAGCAGAGCGTAGGACGCAATGTTGAATGGGACCCCGAGGAAGATGTCGGCCGAGCGCTGGTACAGTTGTACCGACAGCTTGCCGTCAGCAACGTAGCACTGGAACAGGCAGTGGCATGGTGGTAGGGCCATGTGGTCAATCTCGTCCGGGTTCCAAGCCGTGACGATGTGGCGCCGGCTGTTCGGGTTCTCCTTGATGCCCTTGACCAGTTCGGCGATCTGGTCCCGGCCCACCATGAAGGCGCTGGCGTTCCACGAGTTCCAGTTACGCCATTGGCGCCCATAGACCGGGCCAAGGTCGCCGTTCTCATCCGCCCACTCATCCCAGATGCGAACGCCGTTGTCCTGCAAGTACTTCACGTTCGTGTCACCGTTCAGGAACCAGAGCAGCTCATGGATGATGGATTTCAGATGCAGCTTCTTGGTGGTCAGGAGCGGGAAGCCCTTGCTCAGGTCGAAACGCATCTGGTAACCGAATACCGAGCGCGTGCCGGTGCCGGTGCGATCACCCTTGTCGACACCATTGGTGATGACGTGTTCGAGCAGGTCGAGGTACTGTTTCATTCTTTCTCCTTCAGTTCAAATTTCTTGAGGACATTCGTCAACTCATCAACGCTACGCACCAAAGTGCGGATTTCCAGAACCACTGGTTGACCTGCATCAACAGTCAGCGTGAAACCCCTAGAGCTGTGCGGATCAATGCCGAGGGCCTCGGCGAGCTCTCGGCATGCGGCGGCATGCCCGGTGAGAAATGTTTTGTTCATTTACTGTCCTTCGCTTTAGAGGGTCTGCCGCCGCAATCACACAGACACCGCCAAAGCGGTTTGCTGCAGCCGTTCGGCGATACGTGAGTGCCGGATCTAGCGATCACCAACAATCGACCAAATCGCAGACCCGTCAACTGTTTCAATCTTCCTGACATAAATTTGCTCCACAGAGGATTCGTCAAACATTAACTTTGCCCATTTGGACTCTTCAAGCCACCTATCGCTTGAATCTGGTTCCGGGGACATGACGCGCACAACACCAGCCTGAATTATTGATTTGGCGCAATTTGCGCATGGGTACAAACTAGACACCAGTATCGTGCTGCCTTTCAGCGTTCTCCCGCCGTAAGCGGCTTGTGCGATCAGGTTCTGTTCTGCGTGGGAGACGAGTCTTAATTTTGTATCTCTATCCATGTAGCGCGAGATGTCGTCTTTCACACCTCGAGGGAACCCATTGAATCCGGTCGCAATGATGTTCATGTTGTCATCTAAAGCAAGGGCCCCAACACGAGTGCTTGGATCCTTGCTCATCGACGCAACAGCCTCAACGATCGGCCAAAATTTCAGGAACTTGTTCAGTGACATCTCGGTACCCCACAGTCACCCTCGTCATCGTCGTCAAACGCACCGGCCGCATCCAGGCACTCGCCCAATGCATCGAACAGGTCGAGCGCCCTGTCGATGTCAAGGATAGCTGCTTCCTCACCCACACTCAGTTGCACATGATTGTGCCCGTGCTCGCAGGTGAGTAGCTCAACGGTGATTTCTTTCTCGTCTTGGTTCATAGTTCGACCTTCACATTGAAGTAATAGTATTGGGTGCCGTTGACGTTCGAAACGTCAATCAGGTTCATCTCACTGACTATCAGCCCGGTTTCCGAAGAAAAGGCGTGGATCAGCTTGCTGATTTCCCTCTCGAGTTCAACTTTCTTTTGTTTCGCTTCTTCGATATCCATTTCAGATCTCAATCAGGTTGTCGGCCACGGACTCGGACACGTCCTCGTGTGTGATCAGAACGGTTTGCCCAATGCCGCTCGCAGCAATGAAACCGAGCAGGGCCTCGGTACGGACTTGGTCGCAACCTTGTGCCGGCTCGTCGAGCACAAGCAGGCTGCATTCAGGCATGAAGGTCTTCATCAGGGCGACACGCAGGGCGACACCGAGGATATCCAGCGTGCTGCCGGAAAGCGACTCGACCGCCTGACCATTGACGCAGAAGCCACCCTTGTCCTTGGTGACCCAGCTTTCTTCTCCGCGCATCTGGCTGAACATGACACTGACGCTGGTCAACACAGAATTCCAAACCTGATTGGCAACAATCGGGCGGATGGCGCGCAGCTTCTTGACAAGAGCGTTGTTGAACGACAGGGACTCGAGGTCGGCCTTGGTGCTGGCAATGGTCTTTTCGGCATCACTCACGCGAGCTTGGGCGAGGTTCCACATGCGGACACCAGCTTCATGCGCTGTCGTCAGGTCCGCCAACTCGCGTCGAGCGATAATGATGTTGCCATCTGCGACCGTTACGGCCAGAGCGGCGTCGTTCTTCTCGCCCTGCAGACGTAGGATGTCTTCGGCGCTCGGCCCAGTGTAAGCGTCAAGCTTCGCCTTCAGGTCAGCATGCTTCTGCTTGGCGTCTGCCAACTGACCGAGAACCAGTTCCAGCTTGGCCTTCGCCTGTTCGATCACACGAACTTCAGCCTGGGCCGTTTCAAGGGCGGTGCGGTAAGCGCGGGTGTCCGGGCCGGCAGTGCCAGGATCGCTGCCGATCCACGAAACACGGGCAGGCACAGAGTTGTTGTCAATATTCACGTAGCCGCCAAGCTTGGCGAGGATGCGTGCATCCTGATTCTCGGCAGCTTGCCAAGCATCGAGCTCGGCCATGAGCGGGGACAACATATCGATCTCGCCAGAGACCACGGCACGGTCGGCCTTCAACTTCAAAACCTCAGCGTCGACCGTGACATTGGTTTCGACGACGTGTGTCAGGTGGGTGACATCCTGCCCGCACTTGTCGCACTTGTCGTGATTGATTCTCCTGCGCAGCGCAGCGTTGATCGCGTTGTCGATCTCGACCAGCTTGTCACAATTGCGCTTGAATTCGCCAGAGACCTTGTCCTTGTGCAGGATGAACTCAGTGATCGTGCCCTCGAACCGTTCAACGCTGTGGTTCAACTGCAGGAACAGTTGATATGCCGCGTGACGGGCGTCCCACTGCTCGGATTCCAGCAGTTGAGCCTTCAAGCCTTCAACATCAGGTGCCACCTTATCGGCATTGGCGCGGAAGCCGGCGGCCTGACCTTCGCACTGTACGACCTGCGCAGCGGCCCGTTCGATGTCGGCGACCAGTACGTTGTTGGCGTTGAACTCCTGTGAGGCAGCAGAAAACTTCTCGGCTGCAGCGTCGGCGACACGCTTCAGTTCAGGGATGCCCGACTCGATCTCGGCCATCTTGTTGGCAATGGCGGTCACCGAGGCTTGGTAGGCTTCGTCATCAGGCTTCACCGGCAGGGACTCGGTCGCGGCCGCCAACGTGGACTCAGCACCTTTCAGGCGCTCCTCCAGCAGGGCGGGGCTGCCCAGTGCCAGTTTCTCTTGAGCACGCTCAAGGATATCGTCGAAGACAGTGAAACCGGCAAGGTCCTCGATCAGAGACGACAACGCCTTCGGGCCTTCTTCAAGAGCGCCGCGGATGTTCCCCTGCCCTGAAAACATCAGGTTAGAGGCGATGCTTTGGTCGGCACCGATCAGAGTGGCAGCGAAGGTGCTGACCTCGTTCTGGCCAGTGATGAAGACGGTGTTGCCCTTGATGACTTCGGCGCCAGCCTTGCTGCGGCTGAAGACGTAGTCGATGCCGCCGCTGGTGAGTTCGAGGTCGACCATGAGCGACTTCACGTCCTCGCCCCAGGTGACGGTCTGCTCCAGCGTGGTGCGCAGCGCCTTGCTACCGAACAGGGCATAGGCAATAGCTTCAATTCGGGTCGTCTTGGATATCTCATTTGCACCACGGATGCAATTGATTCCTGGTGTGAACTCCATCACGTCAGAGCGAACCTTGCGGAAATTTGTTAGTTTAAGCCGCAGCAGCATATTCAATCCTCTCGTAAGTGCCAACACCACGAACCGCCTCTGAGGCAGTTTGAGTGCAAACACCAAATAGTTTTCCGATTGTTGTGAATGTCATTGCAAGTTCAGAGTGGAGGCGACGTACATGCTCGATCTGCTCATTGCTAAGCACAGGCTTCTGAGGGTTAGCGTGCATCGCCTCCACAGTTCGCCACGACTGATCTACAAGATGCGGGTACTCCCTACCTGAAAGCAGTTCTCCGCACTTGACCTGTTTCGAGAACGCCTCTTCGACGCTATAACCGAGAGGCCCTAATCGTGCTTTGAGAGTGCCAGGCTTAAAGCCGGACCTCCTTTCCCACTCGGCAACGGGGAGCGTCTCTCCGCAATAGGTGATCAACTTTGTTTGGCGCGTATTCAGACCTTGCGCGGCCCGTGTTGCCCACTTGCAGTTGTCAACCGAATAGGGGCCGTCATTGTTCTTCCTTTCCAGCGTATAGGCTTTTGGTCGTAACCCCATGTCAGCCAACACATTGAGCGGGCTCTCAAGCCATCGATCACACACCACAATACCGCGCCCGCCGTAATAGCGGTAGTCGGGGCATTTCTCGTTGTAGCAACGCTGTTTTGTCATGTGGAAGCTGTTTCTCATAGCCTCGAAAATTTCAGCGGCAGTTTTGTCTGTGCCGAGCGGTATCCCATGATCTTTGATCATTAACGTGACCGGTTTACCGCCGAATCGAACAGTTACTTCAATCACGCCATCAGTCCTTTCACAACTTCAGCCTCACGCTCGTCAAGCTGTTCCATGATGGCTGCGATGACGTCGTAAGCTTTCACGTTTTCGAGCGAGACCTCGGCCATGTCAGCCATCGCCTCGTTGCCGGCAATCTTGACGGCGTTGGTGATAACGAACGCATTTGCTTGCTGGCGCAGCTTGGAGATAGCACTGATCACGTCGGCAGCTTCAACAGCAGACGCTTCACCGACGACGCGGATAAAGTCGGCATCGCCGATGCTCATGTCTCGCCAATCGACCTCGACATATTCACCGGCCGGCGACCACGTTTTGACGAACTCCATGTCGTCGCCGTTGGTGCGCAGGCAGCGCTTGCCTTTCTCGCCGATGCAGTCCGCGATCGAGGTTGGGAACTGGTTCCCGGTCACGATCACGCGACCGCCACGCAACTCGTAACCTTGGTGCTCGTGACCCAGCACCAGCTTCCACCCGGCCATGATCAGTTTGCCGATCTGGTCGTCATTCAGGTTGAGGCTGTGGTCAGAGTTCTCGGCGAAGGTGTTCTTGTAGTTGCAGTGCAGAAGCAGCCAACCGCCGTCACCGCCGTTCTCGATCGCCTTGGTGATCTCAATATTGAACAGTTCCTGATTCGGCATGTGCGGAATGCAGCAGATATTGCCGCTGACGTGGGCGAATCCCTCGTCGAAGACGCGGACCTTCTCGCCGAAGTGAGACTTCAGGAAGTGGCAGAGCAGGTGGAACGACGACAGTTTGTCGCCACGGGGATTCCAGTCGTGGTTGCCGGCGATCAGGTTCAGCGTGCCGCCGGTGGTGTGCAGCCAGTCGGCGAACATCTCGTAGGTGCGAACCACTTCGAGAACGTCAACCGTAAAGCCGTCGAAGAGGTCACCGTTGACCGTGACCTCGTTCCACTCGGTGGTGATTAACTCGGTAACCTTGCCGCGAAGGTGGTCGCGCAGGGCCTGTTGGGATTGCGGCGTGGTGCCGCCTTGGCGGGTGACACCGATGTGTAGGTCGTTGATGATCAGCATGCTTCCATCTCCTTGTAGCCATGTTCTTTGATGTGGCTCACCAGCAGTTCCAGTTGCGCCAGATTGAATGTGCCGTCGAGTTGAACACCGTCGCTATCGATACGAAAATAATGCACGTACATCGGGTGGCTTGCGAGCATCTCGATTTGTTCAGACAGTTTCATGCTTCCATCTCCTCGATGTAGTCGACGTTGTTCCACGGCACGATCACGCGCTCACCGGACGTCTTGCAGCCGCAAATGCACATGCACTGCTCGCCGCCGATTTCGTCGGTGATCTCCTCGACCGTATCAAGCTGAAGGTCGAGGTGTTGGGCGCTCTTGAGGACGAAGCGAACCACCTCGCACTCCACGGTGTCCTGTGGCGGCGGGGCGACCTTCGCTCTGCGCCCTTTCTGGGCATAGAATTTGTTGCTCATTTTATCCTTTCGTCGAAACGAGAAACGCATTGGTATCTATACTGCACACCAATGCGTTTGTTGTCCAGAACTTTGAGATTATTTCACGTTGATGAACGGCACGGCGCCGCCGGTGGTGGTCGGCAACTTGCCGTCCCACTTCTCAATGGCCTTCAGCCGAACGTAGTCTTCACCGCCTTGGCTCGTGAGAGCCGCCGTCTTGATGCGGATGGCGTCGGCTTCACCCTTGGCTTCCGCACGCTTGCGATCGGCTTCAGCTTCGGCCAGCGCGACTTCCTTACGCTTGGCGTCGACAGCGAACTGCATCTTGCCGGCTTCCTTGATGGCGGCCTCTAGAGCAGGGTCGGTGACGATGTTGCGGACAATGATGTTGGTCACCAAGAACGCACCCTTGCCCGCGTCCTTGTCCAACTCCTCCTGCATCACTTTGCCTATGGTGGCGGCAAGGTCGGTGCGCTTGGTGTGCATCTCGGCAGCCGGAATCTCGGCTGCCGCACGATAAGCAGCTTCACGAGCCTGGCGAGTGATCAGGTTGACGCCCACCATCTGGGCACCATCCTTGTCTGCTACCGACAGGTCGCCGCGATACTTCAAGAGCAGGTCGGCAGCCTTGCTCGGATCAATGCGGAAATACACGTCGAAGTCGAAGTCGGCCATGGTCAGGTTGTCCTTTGACTTCGGCTTCAGATCCTGCATGGCCAGAGCGTTCTCCTTGGCGCTGACCTCGATCACGTTCTTGAACAGGGTGAAGTAAACGCCGGGAGGCAGTTCTTCAGCCTTGAATTGACCGAGCGAGGATTCGACGCCGACGTTGCCGGTATCGATCTGGGAGCAGGCGGTGAGGGAGAGCGCTGCGATGATTGCGAGAAGTTTTTTCATTTTTAAACAAGCCTCAGAGTGGTGTTGACGGAAAGGAAAATGGCTACGGCCACGACCAAAAGGCCGAGCACGATGGGGAAAAGGTTCTTGCGAACCACGGACTTCACATTCGAGCGGGTGTAACGATCCATGTAGCCCCAAACAATGCCGAAGATGGCGATGCTCAGGAAGAGGAGGATGAGACCTTTCACTTGTTTTCTCCTTAATCAGACGAACAGCTTGAACCGGAATCCGACGAACTGTACGAACTCGAGTCACAAGAACTGGATGATTCGTACGAGCTCGCAGGCTCGGTGTAGGTGAAATTGGCGACAGGTTCAC